GGCCGTTGATTTGACCATATCGCCAACACCGTCTGCGATCTCCCTTGGATATACTTTTATGTTCATATTTTTACCTCAGACAATTATACACAAAAAAATATTTTTTTTCTAAAAAAGTTAATTTTTGTCAAAAAACTGCTCTACGTAAAGTCCTACTACCATCTTCTTGTAATTTTCCATAGTAACACTAGTGCTCTTGATGTACTTGTATTCATTGGGTATTACGTTTTTGGAGCAAAGCGCTTTATGTAAATTAGCATCAGAAAGCTCACACATTGGATCTAGGGCAAGAAATGCTGCTAATTTAATTTCTTCTAGTTCAGAAGACTCGTCTTTCGTTAGCTGTCTAGCATTAGACTTGCCTTTAATTTCAAGGTAGCCTTTATTAATATGCTGAGTGGACTCGAAAGCTGATGTGGCCCAAAATATCAGTTCTGCAACCCCCGGAGTGCTTCTAGGAGTTTCCGTTCTTTTCTTTCTTGGAGCAGTGTCTTGCTTTTGCGGAGGACGACCGTTTGGCTGTGGAGGCTTTTGTTTTTGCTGCTGATCTTTAATCTTGGTATTGATTTCGCCTTGCTTGGAGATCTTTTCCATGTCTTTTTCATGGTTTGCATTATGAAAGGGACTCGCTTTTTCTGGTAGTTTTTCCTTGTCGCGTAGCTTGTCTTCTCTTTGAAGCCTAACTTTTTCGACTGTAGGAACTTCTTTAAATCTCTCTAGAATCGTTTCGTGAGAGATGATATCGCGGTCAGCCAGCTGGATCAGAAGGTTTTTCTCAGCTGCTTCATCAGAAAGGCTCATTTGATCATAGACAATATGAAAAGGTTTTGCAAAACCCATAGCTTTTCTTACGTATTCTAACTCACCTTCCCAAAACTTGGTTAATTGATCTCTACCGTATTGTAATCGTTCAACCATAGTTTTTAGCGATATAAAGTTATTAGTAAAGCCGCCGCCGTTTCCGGCCATGCCTGTGAGTGTTGGGGGAACACCAAGGCCAGCATAAATGCTGTTTAAGACGGCTTGATATTTTTCAGATCCTAAGAATTTATGAACTTGAGAATTGCTTTCAGTGAATTTAAGCTCAGGTCCATATACTAACTCCATAGTTCCACCACCAGTATTGGCAGCAAGAATATTTCTTAGTTTATTAACACCCTCTTTAGTTGGGAATACTTTATACTCAAAATTACCTAAAGTCCATAATCTTATGTTTGATATAGCTCCATCTAAAGCTGCGAGGTCTGCTAACTTCATTTTTTCTAACATGATTATGTCGTCTAATATGGCGTATACCATAGGATGCGCCCATTGCTGCCAATCATCTTTTTTATAGAAGAAAACTGACAGTCTGTCTGGATCTAAAGTAACCTTTCTTTTTTGTGTTCTATAAGCCTCTTGGACATCTGGAGGTAGCGTTTCTAAGACATTTGCGGGTATTACTTCGTCTTTATAATTATCAAAGAATGTGTGAGTGCTTACTTGAAATGTTCTTTGGCCTAGAAATAGATTTACATCTGCGTCTTTCATTTCGATGGATAAAGGGTTAAAGAAATTGTACCTCCAAGGAACTAGAGACTGTTGTATAGAAGGTATTTCAAGTACAACATCTTCGTCTTTTGCTGCTAGAGACTTTATATATTTTTTAATATCAGGTGTTATGTTGGCATAGCTCTTATAAACAAAAGCGTGTCCAGTCCTGTATAGATTATTTAGAAATCTTTCAGATCTTTCTTTTCCAGAAACCTTTTTCCACCATTGCCTGATGAACTTCTCAGCGCCTTTATTTTCGTGTACGATATTTATCCCTTGTGAGCCAAAGTCACCCATTAAATCAATGATATTACGAATTATTCCAACTTTATCGTAAGCGTCCATGCTCATCTTGATAATTCTTTTTGATTTTCGAGGAACATCTTCGTTTGGCCTGAAAGCGTAATAATCCTCACGAGAGAAATGAGGTTTTACACTACGATTAGGCTCTATATCTAAGAAACTTCGATGGTGAGCGCGAGCTATACCATCATATGATTCTCCAGCTTCTGCAAATTGTTGAAAAGCTACTGCGCGACCAGCTAAATCGCCTTCGTTATACGTGATTAATGATTTATCTGACATTCCAAGTTCCTCTAATGTGATTGTAATTGGACTACATATACATTATACACAAAAATTAATATACATCCTTCATTTTGTCTACGTACCAAGAAGGGCCATCGTATAACTTACCTGTAGGATTCTTTTCTTTTTCCATTGTGGCGAATCCTCCGTAGAAATTGTAGGTTACAGGATCTGGGATTCTGGCTATGACTCTAGCAGCCATGTTAGCCATTAGTAAAGCAGAATACCTATCTTTTCTCATTTTGCCTTTCTTTCCAGTGCCAATAATAGTTTCTGGTGTATCCCATTTATCACGACCAGCAGTCGTTTGACTAATCTGAATCATAGCAAGCTCATCTTTAAGCTCTTCAATTTCCATTACACAATTTTCTAGAGTATTGTAATTTCTTCCTTTTAATCCATCTTCAACAGCCGAGATGCCTAAAGTGATAGGGTCGAACATTGGAAATAAGAGTGCTTTATCCTCTAAGTCTTTTCTCATTCCATGATTTGCTTCAGAAAGCCATTCATATTTAGCAAACTGGCACAACTCTAGAATATGCAATCCACGGTGATCATCCGTGTCTTTAGGCTTATCTTCGTCGATAACCTCCCAGATTGGACTCTCTCCGTCTTCTAGGTGGGCTTCGTCATGTAAAGCCTCCATAACAGCAACGCCTCCACCTTGCTTATCCAACGCGATATGGACGCAAGGAAAGATCTTCATTAGATCTCTAATTTTTCTAGCACAATAGGCATAAAAGTCAGCCTCTTTTGAGAAACCTGACTTAACCATATCTTTATGCTCTTCGCGATTAGTGGTCCAGCAGTGAACTATTCTTCTGTGGTCAGGATTTACTTCTAACACAATAATACTAAAGTTATCGACCTCAGAAGCAGGGTCAACTCCAAATACATATTTTTTGTTCGGATCGCCTCTTAGTTGAGCCTGAAAACAAATATTGTTTCCTTCTTTGTCTTTTATAAAATGTTTTTGTTCGTTTTCAACATCTGTTACAACACAAGATTCTACTAATGATCTTTTGAAAAACCCTTGTGAGTCTCTAGTAAAACAAGCTCCGTACTCCATTTGATATATACCAGTATGCATAGTTGCTTTTGATCTTGCGACTTGTGCGGCATCCATGAACCCTTCTGGCAATAACTCGTATGGAACTCTGATAATAGAATAGTCTTGCCAATTAAACTCGGGGGGAGGATCTTCTCCGAATATTTCTCTTAGCCTAGAAGGTTTACCTTGACTTTTAATAATTTTACGCCAACGTTTCCAATAGTCAGCAAAGTGATTCCAGTCATAGTAAGCTGTACCAGAAAGAATAAGCTGGTTGTCTAGCTTTTTAATAGTAGATACTGCGGACTGTTCGTCATCCCACTCTATGCCTAATTCCTTAGCTTTTTTCATAGCGGCTATTCTCTTTACATTTTCCACAGGGTTTGAACTAACTGCACCAAAACCGACAACAACTGTTTCGAAAATCAGTTTTGGTATAGAGCCGAACTCGTCACCGATGATATCGTTAGCTCTTTGACCACGAATTTTAGTTCCGTCACCAAGCGGTAAGCAGGTTATCCTCGATTTATTTATACGCATTACGCATCTGTCAACATCTCTCCTTGGTCCACTATTTGAATCACACATACTTCTGAGTATAGGAGCGTTGTTCCATATCGTTTCCATATACTCAAACAGAACTTTTGATTGTCGGAAAGCAGCGCCAACAACAACAATTTTTCTATCAGGTATTAGTAAAGCCCTAAGCATTGCGTAAAGAGAAAGAGAAAAAGACTTACCAAATCCTCGACTAGCGATTAGCATAGGAAATTTTCTATTCCACATTTCATTAAGAAATAATGCTTGAGAAGGTAGCAAATCTATATTGAAGATATGTTTACATATAAAAGAAAGATATTCTGGACGTGACATCAGCCATGTTAACCTGTAAGGCGCGTCTTTATCGTCCCAGTTTATTATGTCAAAAGGATTGATGATTTTATTCTCGTCAATGCCGTTAAGACCCAACCACGCTTTATTTATTTGTTTTAGTTCGCTCATTTTTTAAGGCAGTCTATGTTTGGGTATTTTCTTGTTTTAAGAACACCGTCCGCAAATCCATAGTAAACAGCTTCTTCAGCTGTTAAGTACCAATCACCATCCTTGAATTTTCTTTTTAGATAGTTCTTTACTTTTTCATGTGTAATATCTGTGTATTTTTGTTTGAAGTATTCGCCTTTAAGACATACGTCTGAGTATATATCTAACATGTCTTCGCAAATCTTTTTATCTAATTTAATAGCGTTATGTACATTTAAGTATTGACCAGCTTCCGCCGTGGTCCCATAATGTACCATAAACCAAGCGCTAGGTGTCAAGATTCTTGCGTCTGCTGCTTGTAACACAACTGTAGACATGGATTCGGCCTGTCCGTAAACAACAATTGTAACGTGCGCTGTGCATAATTCGATAGCGTCAAATATAGCCATTCCCGCCGACCAATCGCCGCCAACTAAGTTCATGTGAATCAAGATTGGTTCTTGAGAGATAGAATTTAGTAGTCGGATGTTTTTTATGAACTGTGGAACAATCCTAAAGTCTAAGCCAGCATCATCCTCGTCTGACGATATATGGCTATGCAGATAAATTTCCCTCTTAGCGACATCTAGACCGAAGTGATTAATATCGGTAATAGTGTCAATCTTTATGCTCATTATTTCCTCCCAATAGTATAGAATTCATTTACTCTTTTAAGTATACTGTTTACTACCAACTTAGCATTCTTTCTGTTTCCGCAAAATATAACATGTACTTTATCATACATCTGAAACTCGATTAGCATTTTCAGTATGTACTTATTGGTTATTCTGATCTGGCTCCATTTTGATTCTGGTATGTCAGAGCCTTCTGGAAAGTTCATGACATCTTCTAATGAGAATTCTAAAACAAGAAACTTAAATTCAAAATCCTTCATTCTATCAATTTCTGCCATAAATCTTTTTTTATCTTTTCCTAGATTCCCTGCTAATTCAGATACACTTGCTTTTCTTTCAATACACAGTTTATCCTCGAACCCTAAAAGCGAATAATCGCCCGTGTCTAGCTTTCTCTCGATCATTCCATTGCAAGAAAAATACTTACCGTGGAATTTATCGAAAGTATAGCCATCCTGTTCGCGCGTATCTTTTATTACTGTGTAGGCTGGGGCTTTAGCCATATTTACCTCCAACGATAGGGAACGTAATAGGTGAATGGCTGACAGGATCTGTATTGCCAGTAACCGTATGTTCCACCAATGATAACGTTGCTATTTGGACCAACTACTGCTCCGGGGGTATAGCTCCAGATTCCTGTACCACGATAAATCGTAGTGGGCGGATAATAGGTAACATTTCCCCAGTAATTATGGTAGTGCGCGGCAGAGTGCGGATGCGTATGCCAATTTCCATTGTGTTGGTGTGGATAATTATACTGAGCAAAGATATTAGATACTAAAAACAAATTGACTGCAAATAAAATTAAGATTAACCAAGTTTTCATTTTTTGTCCCTCACGATTTTCATAAAAATTGATTCGTATAGATGTTCCTGACCCGTGATTTGGTCATGACACCTGCGGCATAAAGTAATGCCATTATCTAATTCATATCTTAGCGAAGCGGCTGTTGACCACTTTCGAATATGATGCGCTTGTAGCCCTTTCTTTTTAGCTTTGCATCCGGGCATTTGGCAACAGAAATTATCGCGCTTGTATACTTTTATCCTCCAGTCTTTATAGATTGGATCATCGAAGTTACGCCTCATCTTTACAAATTACCTTTTTAATAGATATATCGTTTATTATTTCTTTTATTAACATAGCAGTTTCGGTAGACTCGTCTTGTTTTAAGAGAATCTCTGATAGTTTACAGTAACCTAAATAACATGCATCATCAGGATTTTCTGCCTCTATAAATATATAGGGATTTTCATGGTTAAACTCTCGCAATCTAAACTTATTAAGCCTTGATAAAACTGAAGTCATATCAAATTCTAGAACGTATATTTTCATGTTTTTAAGTCATGGTCAACCATCATTTTAACAAGTTCTTCAAAACTAGTTTCGGGGCGCCACCCTAACTTCTCCTTAGCTTTTTCGTTATAACCACGTAAGTAGTCTACTTCTGCTGGCCTGTAATATTGTGGGTCTTGTACTACAAAGTTAGACCAGTCTTCTATATCTACGCAATTAAATGCTACGTCTAGGAATTCCTTAATCGTATGTGTTTCGCCAGTGCAGATAACGTAGTCGTCAGGAATATCCTGCTGCAACATCATCCACATGCCTCGCACATAATCTCCAGCGTACCCCCAATCTCTAAAAGCTTCTAAGTTGCCTAGACGTAGCTTAGGGAAAGATCCTAAATGTTCTTTTGTGCTTGCGCACTCAAAAACAATCCTATCCTCTTCGAATTTTGTTTCGATAACCTTTAATGTATATTCTTTTCTTACTGACTTTTTGTATTTGATGAAATCACCAACCCACTTTGTGATTTTTCGAGTAACGAAACTTTCGCCTCGTCTTGGTCCTTCGTGGTTGAATAAGATTCCGGCTGATGCGTGAATTCCATACCCCTCTCTGTATAATCTAACCATATAATGAGCAGCACATTTCGCGATAGCGTATGGTGATTGTGGGAGGAATTTTGTTTCTTCGTTTTGGTATTTTTCAGATTCTGTTTCGTCGTAATTTTTT